TATTGCACATTCACAAAATGTAACAACTATTGTAGATGCTAACAAAGCAGAATATGCTCAATCAGATGAAAAACAAAGATGGAGTGATGATGCGTTTGGTAATAAAATTGCGTCAATTCCTTTAGTCGTATTCCAAGAATTAGAGAAACAAGGTATCACTCGTGGCTTTACTGTATTAGATATGCCACGATTCAAAGCATGGTTAAATAACCCAGATAACAGAGCATTTAGAACAAGGACAGGCAGAATATAATGGCAATAACAAACTATACAGACCTACAGTCTACCATAGCCGACTACTTGGCTCGTACAGATTTGACAACACAAATCCCATTGTTTATTCAATTAGCAGAAAACAGATTAAGACGTGATTTGCGTATTAGACCTATGCTTAAAGTGGTAACAACACTCACAACTGCTTCAGACCCAACAATAGCATTACCTAGTGACTTCCTAGAAATGCGTGATATGCACATAGAGTCTAGCCCTATACAAACGCTTGTGTACCAAAACCCAAGTAACTTTTATAGAAATACAAAGGCATCAACATCAGATAGTGGTGCTCCTAAATTCTATACTGTCATGGGTTCAGAGTTTCAATTTGCACCTATTCCAGACTCTGCATACACGCTTAAAATGGTTTATTACGCAACACCATCATATTTAAGTTCAACAGTTACATCTAATGCGTTTTTAGCTAATTGTCCAGACTTATTATTGTATGCAAGTCTTGGTGAAGCAGAGCCATATTTGATGAATGATGCAAGGGTTCAAACATGGGCAACATTATACGACAGAGGTCTTAACTCATTAACAGTATCAGATAGTGCTGGTGAAAATCCATCTGCACCAATGGTAATTTCATTAGCAACACGATAAGGATAAATCATGGCAGAAATGAGCAATTATTTAGAGAACGCACTTATTAATGGCACTCTACGAGCAACATCTTACACAGCACCTACAACAGTTTATGTAGCTTTATACACTACAGACCCAACAGACGCAGATACAGGTACAGAAGTAACTGGTGGATCTTATGCTAGACAATCTGTTACATTTGCTGCACCTTCTAACGGTGTAACTACTAACTCTGCTGACATTACATTTCCAACAGCTACCGCAGCACAAGGCACTGTAACTCACATGGGTATTAGAGATGCACTTACAGCAGGTAATCTTCTTTACCATACACCTTTAGATGCAAGTAAAACTATTGATTTAGGTGACATATTTAAAATCACTACTGGTAATCTTTCAGTAACATTAGCGTAAGGATAACTCATGGCTCTCGTAGTTAAAGATAGGGTACGAGAAACCAGTACCACTACAGGCACAGGTGCACTCACGCTTGCAGGTGCAGTCACTGGATTCCAAACATTCTCTAGTGCTATTGGTAACACAAATACAACATACTATACCATTACTAATGGTGCAGAATGGGAAACAGGTATTGGTACAGTAGGTGCTGGCACATTAACTAGAACAACTGTATTGGCATCATCCAATGCTGGTTCTGCTGTAACATTTAGTGCAGGTACAAAAGATGTATTCTGTACATATCCAGCAGGTAAGGCACTTTATACAGACGCTTCTGGTAACGCTATTGGTTTAGGTACAGTTGCATCTACAACAACGCTTACAAATGCCACAGGATTGCCAATTTCAACAGGTGTAAGTGGTTTAGGTACAAACGTAGCTACTGCATTAGGTACAGCAGTAGGTAGTGCTGGTGCTGTAGTCGTCAATGGTGGTGTATTAGGTACTCCTTCATCTGGTACATTAACAAACTGCACATTTCCTACACTAAACCAAAATACTTCTGGTAGTGCTGCATCACTTTCAGCAACATTAGTAGCAACAAGTGGTGGTACAGGACAATCTACTTATGCAGTAGGTGATTTATTGCAAGGTGCTGCAACTAATACACTAGCTAAATTAGCTGCTGTAGCCACAGGTAACGCACTTATTTCTGGTGGTGTTACAACTGCTTCATCATGGGGTAAGATTGGTCTTACAACTCATGTATCTGGTACATTGCCTATTGCTAACGGTGGAACTAACTTAACTGCATATACTACTGGTGACATTATTTATGCTTCTGCTACTAACGTATTATCAAATTTAGCAGACGTTGCAACTGGTAATGCTTTAATATCTGGTGGTATTGGAGTAGCTCCAAGTTATGGTAAAATTGGTTTAACTACTCATGTTTCTGGAACACTTCCAATAGCAAATGGTGGAACTAACTCTACAGCAACTCCTACAGCAGGTGGTGCAGCTTATGGTACTGGCACAGCAAATGCTTATACAGCAGTAGGTACAAGTGGTCAGCCATTAATATCAGCAGGTGCAAGTGCTCCAGCTTTTGGTACATTAGCTTTAGGTACAGCAAATACAAACGTATCTGGCACATTAACAGTAACTAACGGTGGTACTGGTGCATCAACATTAACTGGTGTTATAAAAGGTACTGGTACAACTGCAATGGTAGCAGCCACAGCAGGTACTGACTTTGTAGCTCCAGCAACAGCAACTAACTTTACTGCTCAACAATACTTTGGTACATCTACCTTAACAGACGGTGCAACAATATCATGGGCAGTAGGTGCAGCTCAAGTAGCTACAGTAACTATTGCTGGTAACAGAACATTTGGTGCTCCAACTGGTTTAGTATCTGGTGCTTTCTATTCACTTAATGTCATTCAAGATGCAACAGGTTCACGAACAATAACATGGAACGCTGTGTTCAAGTGGACTGGTGGTACAGCTCCTACACTTTCAACAGCAGCATCAGCAAAAGATTTCTTTGTATTCCGTTCAGACGGTACAAACTTATACGAACAAGGTCGTAGTTTAGGAGTAGCATAATGTTTGGGCTAGGTGGGTTTTCCCAAGCACCATTCAGCACAGCGTTTACTGGCATACAAGTATCTAGTGCTGTAATTAATGGTATTGCAACTGTAACAGCAAATGGTTTTTCTATTGCTTATGACTACGCAAGTATAACAGCAACTGCAACAGTAGCAGCATTAGGTGGGTTAGTTCGTTATGGTTCAATTGCAATTAATGCTACAGCAACAGTTACAGCATTTCCAGTGGCTACATACGGTAGACGTGCATTTATTAATGGTAATGCTTTAATCACAGCAACAGGTACAAGATTTGGTTACGATTGGAATAATACAACAGTAGGTTCAGAAACATGGACAGATGTAGCAGTAGGATCTAATACATGGGAAAATGTTGCATCTGGTTCAAATACATGGTTATTAAAAGGGTAAAAAATGGCAAAGACAAAAATTAGTGAATATGACTCAACCGCAGGGAATAATACTGACATAAACAGTATTAACATTGACGAGGGATGTTCACCTTCTGGCATTAATAATGCAATTCGTGCACTCATGTCACACCTTAAAAACTGGCAAGGTGGTACAAGTGGTGATGCTTTACCTATTGCCTCTGGTGGCACAGGTGCAGTGACTGCTGGTGCAGCTAGAACAGCTTTAAGTGCTGCTTCTACAGGCTCTAACTCTGACATTACAGCACTCACAGCACTCACTACAGCACTTACCCTCATGCAAGGTGGTACAGGTGGCTCTAAATCATCAGTATCCAACGTAGCAAGAACAACTAACGTAGCAACTATTACAACATCATCAGCACATGGCTATACAACTGGTGATAAGGTTACAATTTCTGGTGTTACAACTGCAAATTTCAACGCAGCAAATGTTACAATAGCATCTGCACCTACAACAACCACATTTACTTATGCAAATACAGGATCTGATGTAGCTACAACTACAGATACCACTGGTGTAGCAATTAGTTTAACAAGTATTAGAAGTAATTTAGGCATGGTATTCGGCACAGATATTCCTGCTGTCAATACTGCAACAACATTTACTAAACAACAAAACACATCTAACGTAACATTAACAGATGGTGCTAACATTGATTGGGATTTATCTTTGGCTCAAGTAGCAACAGTAACTTTAGGTGGTACTCGTACATTTAACGCACCAACCAATATGGTGAATGGTGGATTCTACGCATTAGCAGTATACCAAGACGGTACTGGCGGTAGAACACTTACTTGGAACTCTGTATTCAAGTGGAATGTTGGAACTGCACCTACATTATCTGGCACAGCAGGTGCTAAAGACTTTTTTGTATTCAGAAGTGATGGAACTAATCTTTACGAACAAGGTCGTTCACAGGGAGTGGCTTAATGCTTATTTTAGCAGCTAATGGCTCATCTAGTTATAACTTAACTAATTCTTTAAGATTTAGAAGTAGTGCAACTGCTTATTTAAACAGGACTGCAAGTGCATCTAACAGGAAAACTTGGACTTGGAGTGGTTGGATAAAAAGAGGAACTTTATCTACTAACCAAGCAATATTTACTGGAAATTCTGCATTAACAGCTAATGGATATTTTTCATTTTATTTAACTACAAGTGATACAATAATTATTGGAGATTATGCAACAAATTGGGCAACTACTACACAAGTATTTCGTGACCCATCTGCGTGGTATCATATTGTTTTAGCTATAGATACAACACAAGTAACATCAACAAATAGAATGAAATTATATGTAAATGGAACTCAAGTTACAGCATTTAGTGCAACAAGTTATCCAGCATTAAATTTTGACACAGGGGTTAATTCTGCTGGTGCTCATTATATTTCTACTTTTAATGCTTCAAGTCAACCTTTAGACGGTTATTTATCTGAAGTAAACTTCATTGACGGACAAGCCCTAACACCATCATCATTTGGCTCTACAGACGCTACTACAGGCTCATGGATACCTAAAAAATATACAGGAACTTATGGTACTAATGGATTCTATTTAAACTTTGCTGACAACTCTGCACTCACAACTGCATCTAACGTAGGTCTTGGTAAAGATAATAGTGGTAACGGTAACTATTTTGCTACAAGCGGCATAAGTATCACAGCAGGTACAACATATGACTCAATGACAGATGTGCCTACTAATACAAGTGCTACTGTGGCTAATTATGCTGTAATGAATCCTATAAATATTTCAGGGATGACATTAAGTGAAGCTAATTTAAAAGTTAGTCAAACTGCTACAGCACAAGGATGTAGAAGTACTATTGCCATGACTTCAGGTAAATGGTATTGGGAAGTAACTAATACCACTGGTAGTGTTCATGATGGTATAGGAATAGTACCTGATACAACTGCATTAACAACAGATTTAACTACTGTTGGTTCTAATGCAATTCTTTATTATGCTTTTTCAGGACAAAAATATATTAATGGAACATCTTCTGCTTATGGAGCAACATATACTACCAATGATATTATTGGTATAGCAGTAGATATAAATAACAATACTGTAACATATTATAAAAACAATACATCACAAGGTGCAATTACAGGATTAAGTCTTTCAGGCTCTACTTGGTATACTGTAAATGGTAATGGAAATAATATATCAAATGTTAAAGCATATAACTTTGGACAACGCCCATTCTCATACACACCACCTACAGGATTTGTAGCACTAAATACATATAACCTACCTACAAGCACTATTGTAAAAGGTAATAAGTATATGGATGCTACTACATATAGTGGAACAGGTGCTAATCAAGCAATAACTAATGCTGGTTCTTTTAAACCAGATTTTTTATGGTTAAAATGTAGAAGTACAGCAGCTACTGACCATGTAATACTAGATACCACACGAGGAACAAGTTTAAGACTTGCATCTGATACAACACAAGCAGATACAACACAAACCAATAATATTGTTTCTTTTGATACAGGTGGATTTACTGCAAGTACAGGTGGTGATGCTAACGGTAGTGGAAGAACTTATGTAGCTTGGCAATGGAACGCTAATGGTGGCTCTACATCATCTAATGCAAATGGCACTATTACATCTACTGTTCAAGCAAATACAACTGCTGGATTTAGTATTTTGACTTATACAGGAAATGGAAGTGCAGGGTCTACAATAGGTCATGGATTGGGTGTAGCACCTTCTATGATTATTACCAAAAGAAGAAGTGCAGTAGAAAATTGGGGTGTATACCATATATCAATGGGTGCAACTAAAGATATGTTTTTAAGTTTAACTAATGCAGCATTTACAGGTGCTAGATGTTGGAATAATACAAGCCCTACTTCATCCGTATTTACTGTAGGTACAGATAGTGCTGTTAATACATCTACTGTGACTTATGTAGCCTATTGCTGGGCAGAAATAGCAGGGTTTAGTAAATTTGGTTCTTACACAGGTAATGGTAGTGCTGATGGAACTTTTGTTTACACAGGATTTAGACCTAAATATATTATGTATAAACGAACAGACTCAACTGGTTCATGGGGTATTTTTGATACATCTAGAAATACTTATAATCTTTCTACAAATGTTTTATATGCAAATCTTTCAGATGCAGAATATACAAGCACAGGTGCTGGATTTGATAATATAGATATATTAAGTAATGGATTTAAACCAAGACAAAGCAATTCTGGAGTAAACGCTTCAGGTGGAACATACATATACATGGCATTTGCAGAAAACCCATTCAAAAACTCTAACGCAAGATAAGGAAAAAATATGTTTTTATTAAACGGTAACAGACTACCAGAAGGCACAGCTTTTACAGACGCTAATGGCAACCAATATCCAGCTAACTGGCTTAACCTTTCTACAGAGGAAGAAAAGAACGCTGTAGGTATTACATGGGCAGTAGATCCAGTTCGTGCTGACGATAGATTCTACTGGGATGGTGACGTAAACAACCCTAAAGATTTAGTAGGACTTAAATCAAACTTTATAGCTCAAGTAAAAGATACAGCAGGTAAATTATTATCACAAACTGATTGGGTTATTATCCGTAAAGCAGAACGTGGTGTAGAAGTACCAGCAGAAGTAGCTCTAAAACGCACACAAATCGTCACAGAAGCTAATAGATTAGAAACTGATATAAACTCATCAACTACTGTAGAAGCTCTTATAGAGGTCTTAAATACACAAAATTGGGGTAACTAATGCCTACGCAAAGATTGCAATTTACAGAATGGCTACCAGACCAACCTGCCATTGGTACAGGATTACAAGACGCTAAAAATGTCGTTCCTGTATTAGCAGGATACGCACCATTTCCTTTAGCATCTGATTTCTCTAATGCTGCTACTGAAAACCTTAATAGCGTATTCGTAGGAAAACTTGGTGACACTGTAAAACTATTTGCTGGCGGTGCTACAAAGTTATTTAACTTTGACCCTACAACACTTAACCTCAATAACGTATCAAGAACTGGTGGATACGGTGGATTAACTCGTTGGCAATTTACACAGTACGGTGACGTAGTGTTAGCTGCAAATAATCAACAAAGAATACAGTTTTGGAATTTAGCAAGTTCAACTGCATTTCAAGATTTAGGTGCGTACATATCAGCAACCTATACTAGAGCAGCTACAACTGTTACAGTAACAACTTCATCTGCACATGGATATACCACAGGTAACTCATTCTTATTTTATTTTAAATCTGGTGGTGCAGCAGACGGTACTTATACAATTACCGTTACAGGTGCTACAACATTTACACTAACAACAGCCGCTAGTGGAACTATTACCACAAGCAACGTAGACATTTATTCATCATACGCACCTGTAGCTAAAAATGTAGCTGTAGTGCGTGATTTTTTAGTAGCAGCCAATGTAGACGGTGTAACTAATAAAGTACAATGGGCGGATTTAAATGATGAAACAAAATGGAATGCTGGTGCAACCTCTCAATCTGACTTTCAGATTATTGTTGACGGTGGTTCTATACAAAATATTACAGGCGGTGAAATAGGTATCATATTCCTAGAAAAAGCTATCTACCGTATGTCATACATAGGTAGCCCTTACTTCTTCCAGTTTGATGCTATCTCACGCAATCTTGGATGTTTGGTAGGAAATTCTGTAGCACAGTTTGGTGGCATGAGTTACTTCTTATCTGATGACGGATTCTATTCTTGTGATGGTCGTACCATTACTCCAATAGGTGTAGAAAAAATAGATAGATATTTCTTCTCAACATTTGATTTAAATAATGCTGACACAATGTCATCCACTGTAGATCCAATTCGTAAACTTGTGATTTGGAATTATCCAACTGTAGCTGGTGGTCGTGCACTTATAATTTATAACTGGCAATTGCAAAAATGGACTCGTGCCGACATGGATGTAAACTATGTTGCATCTGCTGCATCTACAGGGGTTACTTTAGAAGGTATCGGTACTTTATATGCTATTTCAGCAGGTTCTTTTGTAGTTGGAAAAAGATATGAAATAGTTTCTTTAGGAACTACAACAAATGCACAATGGAATACTATTGCAGGCACTTCTGGCATAACTTATTCAGTGGGTACTGGATTTTTATGTGCAAATGCAGGAACTGGTTTAGGAAATGGAACTGCTGTCAGCATTGAAGATATACCAGCATCACTTGATTCTCGTATCTGGACTGGTGGTAAGTATGTCCTTGCAGGTGCTAGATTAACTAAAATTGTAACATTTACTGGTGCAAACTCTACAGCAGAACTTATATTATCTGATATAGAAAACGGATATAACTCTTTAGTAAATCTTGCTAGACCGCTTATTGATGATGGTGCAGCAACAGTATCAGTAGCCTCAAGACGTGAATTGGATGATAACATTTCATTCTCAACACCAGTTGCAGCAGGTGAAGGTGGTCGTGTACCATTAAGAAGTGCTGGTAGATTTCATAGAATTAAAGTTAATCCTACAGGTCTTTGGACAACAGCAATGGCTGTAGATGTCAACACAGAAACACAGGGTAATAGATAATGGCTCGTGATATGTACCGTAAGCTCAACCCTAGTGGAAGTGAGCCTCGTGAAATTTCAGAGATAGTAAATAATCTAGTTGAAGGTAAAACTAACAACACAGGTGACATTACTTTAAATGCTGCTAGTGCTACTACAACGACCATTTCTGATGAACGTATAGGATATAATAGTATTATACTTCTTATGCCTACAACAGCTAATGCGGTTGCATCTTTAACTAATGTATATGTAAGTGCTAGAACAAAAGGAACTGCAACATTAACACATTCAGCAAATACAAATACAGATAAAACATACGGATATATTATAGTCGGATAATGGAATTAAAATACGTCAACCCTAACGAATTAAAACAAGTTTGGAATCAAATTAAACCAAGTCTAGGTGAAATATCTGCACTAGGTGGTGATTGGATTCCAGAAGATGCCTATTGCGATATTAAGGTAGGCAAGGCTCAACTATATCTAGGTATTAAAGACGGTTACTTTATAGGTTACATTATAACACAGCTTATAAACAACTCACTTCATGTATGGGCTGCTTACAGTAGTTCACATGACATACTGTCAGAAGGTCTTAAACAGATAGCTGACATTGCTAATCAGATGAACGCTAAAGAAATAACATTTAGCTCTTATCGTAAGGGCTTTGAAAAGATTGCACCTAAACTTGGATTCAGACCATATACATGGAGGTTTGAGTGTTAAAGTTTTTTGTAGTTCCTACAGAACATATCCAACAAACATGGGATAAGGTAGAAATCATGCTAGACAGAGCTATGGCTCATTCTGGTGGTGAGTATGACCTTGACCAACTTAAAGTATTACTTACACAAGGAAGGCAAGTATTATGTGTAGGTGCAGAAGAAGATTTAATAATTAAATGTGCTATGACTATAGAGTGGATTAATTATCCTAACGACAGAGTAGCATTTATAACAGCTATTGGTGGCAAAACAGATAAGCAAGGCTTTGGTGAGTTTGAACAATGGGTTAAAGCCAATGGTGGTACAAAAATACAGGGAGCAGCATTTGAAGCAGTAGCTAGGCTTTGGAAACGTGCTTACGGATTTGAAAACAGATACATAATCGTAGAAAAAAGGATATAACATGGGCGGTTTCGCAAATACACAGCAAGAAAATCAACCAACACAGGTCTATTATGACCCAGCAAAACAACAATACTTTAGCTATAAACCAAGTCCAGCTACAAACTCCAATGTAATTAACACAATGTTTGGACTAAATACAGCAGACCGAGAAAGAAATTATTATGGAAATTCTTTAACATCACCTACTGATAGATTTACTCCTCAAACTGTTGTACCTAATTACCCAGACATGAATCAATTATTTCCTGCATTAAATGCTGGTCTTGCACAAAATTTACAACAAAGTTTATTAGCACCTACAGATACACAATCATCTGGTGCTGGTCGTTTCCTAGCTCCATCTAACACTTCACAAGGTAAATAAATATGATAAATCTTAATAACTGGCTATTTAATTTAGTAGACAATTTTACATTTTATAAAGGCGGTGGTGGTGGAGGTGGAACTTCACAAACTAATAATCAATTAGACCCAACTGTTAGACCATTTGTTGAATACGGTCTTAATGAAGCTAAAAGTCTTTATAATACGTCTACTCCACAATATTATGGTGGTCAAACTTATGTAAGTCCATCTGCACAAACACAAACAGCATTACAAGCTGCTCAAAATCGTGCATTAGGTGGTAACCCATTACTTCCTGCGGCTCAACAACAACAACAAGATGTAATTAGTGGTCAATACTTACAAAACAATCCATACTTTAACCAAGCCCTAGCTGGTGCTTCACAAGGTGCTACACAAACTTACATGGATGCTATCAAGGCTGCACAATCTGGTGCATCACAAGCTGGTCGTTATGGTTCTAATGTATCTGCTGACATTCAAAATCGTGCTGCTAATACTTTATCTAATACACTTGCCAACAAGTATGGTGAGTTAGCTTACCAAAACTATGCTAATGAACGTGGTATGCAAAATCAAGCTGCTCAATATGCTCCAACATTAGCTAATGCTGACTATGGTGATATTCAACAACTTATGAACGTAGGTAAGACTGCTGAAGATTATCAAAAAACTGCTCTACAAGCTGACATTGATAAATTTAACTTTGAACAAAATAAACCATATCAAAAATTATCTGCTTATCTTGGTGCTGCTTACGGTGCTCCTACAGGTCAAGTATCTACTACTACTCAATCTGGTGGTGGTAAAATAGTATGTACTGCTATGAATAAAGCATACGGTTTTGGTTCATTCCGTCAAGCTATCTGGTTACAACATTCAGCTACAATGCCTAATGCTAAAATAATTGAAAAAGGTTATCACAAACTATTCTTACCAGTAGTAGCATTTGCATTTAGTGATAAACAAACATTTGCTCGTAAACTTGTTCGTAAAGTTTCAGAACATATTGCAAGACATAGAACTGCTGACTTATGGAAAGAAATGCGTGGTAAAAGACGTGACCCATTAGGTCGTTTATATCGTGCAATCATTGAACCAATTTGCTATTTAGCAGGCAAGGTAGGTAAATAATATGGGTATGCCAATGTTGATTGGTGCTGGTGTTGGTGCTTTAAGCTCTGCTGCAATGGGTAAAAGCCCATTTACAGGTGCTTTATTAGGCGGTGCTACTGGAGGTATGTTTGGTGGGTCTGAAAGTTTATTTGGAAATCCATTAAGCAGTTTAATGAAGCCAACAGATTTTGCTGGAGGAATTCCTGTAACTGGCGGTGCTATTCCATCAGTAGGAATTAATGATCTTGGAACAGGTGCTATGTTAAATAGCAATATTACACAAACTCCATTAGAAAATCTTGCTGGATCATGGAATATTGGTCAAGGTGCATTACCTGCAACAACTACAGAAGGTGCTTTTTCTGGCGGTATACCTTTATCTACAGGTGATCTTGCTGGCAATGGTGCTAATATGTCTAGATTATTTAACTATACACCTCCAACAGCAATGGAAAAAATTCAAGGTGCTGGTAGTGATTTATTATCGTATGGAAAAGACAATCCTCTTACAGTTGGAAAAACTGCATTAGAATTGGCTACTCCAACACCTCAACCACCAATTCAAACTCAAACTGGCGGCATTACTCGTGGTAATTATGATCCATCAACTTCATTATTTAATGTACCGCCAAGTTATGGATTATCTAAAGAAGAAGTTATGGCAGGCAAAAAAGGACAAATTGGATTATTGTCACAATTAACTGATCCACAAAAAGTAAGATTAAAACAATTTGCTCCCTCATTATTTGGAGATTATTAAAATGGCATTATTAGATATGTTTGACGGAATGAATATTTTTGCTGCTAAACCAAGTGAGGCATTAACTGGACTATTAGAAAAAGATCCAAATGCTTTAGAAAAACTTAAAAATCAATCTTTAATGTCTGGCTTATTAAGTGCTGGTGCAACTTATTTAGCACAACCTAAAAATCAAAATATTGGTTTAGGTGCTATTTTAGGTAAAACATATTTAGGTGGTATGCAAGGTGCACAAGGCTCTTATGACACTGCACTTAAAGGAAAAATAGACGCTTACAATCTTGCCAAAACTCAAAAACAAATTGAGATGGAAGGTGCTCCAGATATTCAAAAATTAATGATGTGGAGAGATAGTTTAAAAACAGATAGTCCAACATATAAACAAGATTTACAGTCCATCAATAATGAAATTACCAAAGTTTCTACTCATGCACCACCACAAACAAATATTGACTTATCTAACTTTATGGGCAGGGAATCATATAAACCATTTGTTGAAAAAACTACAGCAGTATCTCAAGCTGGTTATAATTCAGCAAAATCAATGCCTTCATTAAACGAAATGGAATCTTTAGTTAAGTCTGGTGTTCCTACTGGTGCTGGTGCTGAATTTGCTAAATCAGTTTCTAGAGTTGGCCAAATATTTAATCCAGATTTTAATGTTAAAAATCTTTCTGCACAAGAAGCATTTTCAGCTTTATCAACGCAAGCAATTTTACCTAGAGTTAAACAGCTTGGTGTTAATCCAACAGATACAGATTTACGCTTTATTGTTGAGGGATCAGCAGGCCTTTCTAAATCTCAAGCTGGTAATATGTTACTTATTAAAGCACTTAAATTATCTGCACAAAGAGATCAAGAAGTTGCTAAATTTAGTAATCAGTGGAGAGTTAAAAATGCTGCACTTGTTAAAAAAGATCCGTATCTTGCTGATGCACAATACGATCAAGATATGATGAATTATGTACAAACTAATCCATTATTTACAGATTCAGCTAATCAACTTAAAGCAGAATATAATAGAATTGTTACCAATCAAGGAAATCCAGATGTAAACAATGCTTTACAAAACGGTGGATTAATTAAAAAATAAGGAAAATAAATGGCTGACAATATTACATTGCAAGCACCAGAAGTTGTAGTTAAACCTAATGTTCGTCATAAACTTGAAGAAGTTTATACGTCTTTAAAATCAGCTCAAGATCAAAATTTATTAGAGTTAGATGGAGAAAAACTTTTAAAAGCTATTGAAAATGGTGCTATTGTTCCTAGTGGTGCTGGAGTTGCATTACAGGGTGCATCATTAAATATGTCAGATGAACTTTTGGGAACATTACATTCTATATTTGGTGGGGATGTTACTACAGTGCAAAAAGGTTTAGAACCATTAAAAAACAAAGGATTTGGTGTAGAAAATTTATCAAAACAAGACATTGGTATTGGACTTGAAAGATTAAGTGCAGAAAGATTTAAAAAAGAGCATCCATATGCTGGAATGGGATTAGAACTTGCTGGTGGAATTGTTCCTGCTTATTTTTCTAAAGGTGCTTCTACCCCATTAACATTTACAAAGGCTGTGGGTCAAGGTATTGGATATGGTGCTGCGTCTGGATATGGTGCTACCGAAGAAACTCAACCAAAAGAACAGGGTTTAGCTTCTGCATTTGGTGGTTTAAGTGGGGGTGCATTTGGAGGTACACTTCAAGCTGCTGGTAATGTTGGTTTTAAAGCTGGCAAATCAATTATTAATGCAATGTTTGGAAGTCCAGAAAAGCAAGGAATTGAAGCAGGAAAACAACTTGTTAGACAGGCAATTGAAAGTGACGTAGGAAGTTTAGATAATGCATTAACAATGATTGCTAGTAAAAAATCTGGAAAACAATATACTCCAGCAGATCTTGGAACAAATGCTCAAACTGCATTAGATGCAGCATATTCATTGCCAGCTGCAAATAAACAAGTAGCTAAAAAATTCCTAGAAAATCGTAACAAAGGAATCCCATCAAGATTAACATCTGATATTCAAGATGCGTTTGGATCAACAGCATCATTTTTTGATGATTTTAATGCACTTAAAATGGGTAGGTCAGAAAATGGCAAGGCTATGTATGGTATTGCATTTGAAAGACAAATTCCAATAGATAAAACATTTACAACCTTATTGCAAAGACCAAGTATTCAAGAAGCGTATCAAAAAGGTTTACAAATTGCTGCTGAACGTGGAATTAAAAATCCTAAAATTGCATTAGATGCTACAGGTAAATTAGTTACATCTAAAGGACAGGTAGTTAATGCTGCTGATACAGAGTTTTTACATTATGTAAAAATGGGATTAGACGATCTTGTATATACTGGAAAATCACCATCTAGCGGTATAGGTGCTACACAACTTAAATATATTAAAGATACTAGAAGAGAATTATTAGATTACATTGATTCTAAAAATCCATCATATAAACGTGCAAGAGATTATTGGGCTGATGATACTGCTGCATTAGATGCAATGAAAAATGGAAGAAGTTTTTTAAAGGCAGATCCAGATCAATTAAAATATGATATTTCAGTAATGTCTAATTCTGAAAAAGAAGCATTTAGACTTGGTGCAATGTCAGAATTAATTGATAAAGTTGGAGGTTCAGCAACATCAACTATTAAAGATGGTGTTACAACAGTTGTAGGAAATCCAGCTAGAAATCTTCTTAAAGATCCAAAACGTGCAAGACTTATTCGTGCAACATTTCCAGACGGTGCAGCAGGGGAAGCAAAGTATAAAAAATTTGTTAATAATTTTCTTGATGAAATGGATATGCAATCTACATTTAGTAAAGTATTAGGTGGATCACAAACTCAACCAAGACAAGAAGCTGCAAAAGCATTTAGAGGTACTGTTGAAGAAGTTACACCATCAACATCATTAACGGATATTGTTATTAATTTAATTAAACAAGATAAAAAATCTACTGTAGCAGCACATGAAAAAGCAGCAGCAACAGAAGCAATTAAAATTTTAACAGAATCAAACCCTGCAAGATTAAGAACTATATTTCAAGAAATGCAAACTCGTAAACCAATGGATGTTATTAATGACATTCTTCAAAAAGCTGGAAGATCAACAATTAGCCCTCGTGCTACATCTGGATTAGCTGGTCAAATGGGTGCAGGTTTTGAATCACAATATTTTGCAGATCAAAAGCCAAATGGTTTACTAACATTTTAATAGAAAGTTAATCAATGAGTAATGAAATTGATCCAATACAATATGGCAAATTAATTGCACAAGTTCAAAACCTGCAAGATAAGGTGGAGAACCTAGAAACAGATATTAAACTACTTCTTGAGCTTGCAAATAAAAGCAAGGGAGGATTTTGGGCTGGCATGGCCATTGCTTCTGCTATTGGTGGTTTTATGACATTTATAGCTAACCATTGGTTAGGCAAATGAGTTTTATTACAGAGAACAATATAGCAAATCTATATAGTGCTCTAATAGATATGCCAATCTTTGATGAGTACAAACTTCCTCCTGCCTCTAGAGTTGATTTTGTTATTGTACATGATGCAAGTATATGTGGACAGTATGAACCACCAGAGCAAGGTGAACCACATATAATTACTATTTCCACTGCACGTCATGCTCATTTATACAGCGTCCTAGTGACACTTTGTCATGAAATCATCCATATGTGTGTTTATTTAGATTCTCCTAAAACAGAAAAATATACAAGCCATAAAGGTTTATTTTTAAAACTACAAAAGCGTGTAGCTAAAATGTATGGTTTTGACCCAAAGGAATTATAAATGGATTTAACAGAATTTTTAAAACAAATTAATTTACTAGCTCCACAAGGCACATCTATAGGAAGTCAAGATTTAAATATTAACGCATACACAAGGCCTACATTGGGTGTTAGTGCTAATGCCACACAACCTACAGATATGGGTTTATTAAGTGCCACTATAGGTAAAGAATTAAATCAACCATCTTATAAAGACATAGCTTTAAATACAGATAATATGCGTTATGGTGTTACAAGTCAGGCTGATAATACTGCACCTTACGCACAGTACGCAGATCCAAATATGATGGTTAAGGCTATGGGAGGCAATTACCCTAATGTTGCTGCAAATTATATGACTGATTTAGTTGGTGGTAAGGCCAGTGTTGGTGGCCAATATGACGCATCTGGATTATCTGCAATGGCTGCTTATAAAAAGAAATTAGCTGATGATTGGCTATTAAATTTATATGGCAGAATAAATCCTAATGATCAATCAGCAGGAATTCAATTAGGCAAAAACTTTTAAGGAGTAATATGGGCGGATTATTAAGTTTAATTTTACCAGCTTTAGTGCCAGCATTTACTGACGGTGCTAGAGGCATTATTGCAAAATTTACAGGTGGTGCAGGTGGCCAACCTCAAAACGTGGCAGAACGAATTCAATTAATGCAAGCTGAAGCTGCAAAACTTCAAGCTATGTCAGCTTTAGATACTCCAGTAGGCCAGCCTTCACAATGGATTGTTGATTTGCGTGCTGCATTTAGATATGTAATTATTAGTGCAATTCTAATATTTACTGGGGTAACTCTTTACTTTGGCGATATTGTAGGTGCTTCAGCTGTATCAGTACTGCTTGATATGTCTGGCTGTGCAATGTCATTCGTTGTTGGAGAAAGAATGTACCTACAGCTTAAAAAATGAAATTAGAATTAAAACGTTTTGAATTTGGTGATACATACACCATAGGTAAGTTCTATATAGATGGCATATATCATTGCTACTCCCTAGAAGATAAGGTTAGAACAGGAGCTAAAGTAAATGGACAAACAGCTATTCCTAATGGCACTTACTCTGTCGTTATTGATGTTTCTACTCGTTTTCATAAGCAACTTCCCCACATATTAAACGTACCTAATTTTGAAGGTGTCAGAATACATTCTGGCAATACTTCAGCAGATACTGAAGGATGTATATTACTTGGTCATACATGGGCTGGTAAAGATTTTATAGGTAATTCTAAAATTGCATTTGATGCATTTTTTCATAAGTTAGAAAAGGCTAAAACAGCAATTATAACAATCACCTAGTGTATAATTAATTGTCAAAACACTAGGATGCTATATGAAAATTTTACTACTTGATATTGAATGTGCTCCAAACCTTGCAACTGTATGGGGTATATGGCAACAAAACGTAGCTCTAAATCAACTTCTTGAATCATCTTATACACTTTGCTATGCCGCAAAATTTTACGGTGAATCCAAGATCATGTTTGATTCAATATATAAAACAGATCGTAAGCATATGCTAAAAAGCATTCATGAGCTTATGGAATCGGCTGACGTGATCGTGCACTATAATGGCCTACGCTTTGATATTCCCATGTTGAATAAAGAGTTCCTAGAGGCTGGCATGAACCCTCCAAGCCCAGTAAAACACATTGACTTGTTAAGAGTAGTAAAAAGTAATTTTAGATTTGTTTCAAATAAATTAGATTATGTTTCACAGCGTTTAGGTATTGGTAAAAAAACTGCACATGAAGGCCACGAACTATGGCTCAAGGTTATGAACAATGATCGTGCAGCATGGAAACGCATGGAAGAGTACAACAAGAATGACGTTGTGCTGCTTGAATCACTCTACAATCGCCTTAAGGGATGGATCAAATCACATCCAAACCATAACGCATATTCTGATGAAATTTGTTGTATAAATTGCGGCTCACGCAAATTGCATAAACGTGGTGAAGTAAGATCAAGAACATCAATATTCCAACGCTTTCAATGTCAAAATTGTGGTGCTTGGTCAAGATCAAATAAATCACAAAAAGTTGGTAAAGAATCTCTTGTAAACATTTAAGGATTATCATGTCTGGCGATATTCAAAAACTATGCAATAACATTGTAGGGAAAACTGTTGTCGGATGCGAAGTAGACTTTGATAACCAAATCATCAATATGGAATTTGATGACGGTAGTCTATTGGAAATTGCAGGTGACGAGCTAGATATTTATATGGACTTTTTGGAACTAGATAGTTAAAGGATTAATATGGCATTATCAGATTATGGTAATTTAGATTGGCTATTTCAAGGGTCAGATGCTGACTGGAAAAAAGCATTAGCAGAATCTAAACTTATTGCTCAAGGCAAAGAAGCACTTAAATCTGGATCATACACACCTACAGAACGCATGGTTACCAATCCATTATCTAGTGGCCTAGAGTTTTTAAATGTAGATCCTAGATATGCTAGACAAACATCAGCTAAACTTGCTAATGTTGTTGGTGCTGCACCAGTAATGGGTGCTGAAGGCGGTGACATATTTGGTCGTGCTGTTGCAAATCAAGATCCATTAAGCATGGCTGGTGGACTTGGCCTTGCTGCACTTGGAACTATTGGAGGTGCTGGTAAAAAAGGTGCTACAACTATTGAAGATATAGTTAAGTCTATTGAAAGCAAAAAAGTTACTGAAGGTCTTGGTCAATTTAAATCCACAAAACCATCTGAAATTTATAATAAAACAATGGGTGGCGGATATTCTGTAAACGTACCTACTGGCAATATACCCAATGAAGGCCTTATGATGGGTATATATAAAAATACAGATCCAAGAAATAAAGTTTTAGACAAGCTCACTAAAAAAGATATTGAACAACAATATTTAACAAATAAAAAAGCATTAGATCAAACAGATAATTACTTTGGAACATGGCTAGAGCCAGAAACTAACAAAACATATTTAGATGTTTCAAAAAGATTTGAACCAAATGATTTGCGTAAAGCAGTAAAGTTTGGTGAACGTACAAATCAAATTGCTGGATATAACGTTGGCAAAGGTGAATCATTTCCAGTGGGTAATTGGAATGATTATATTAAAAGTAATGAACTTTCCAATAGATTGCATGAAGCAAATAAATGGGGAGCAGATTATTTAGCACAACATCCAACTGTAAATTGGTGGGATTTAAAAGGTACTCCAATTGCTGATGTATATGGATTAAATGAAAATCCAGAAGGACTAAAAAGAATGGCTGGATTTTTAGCTGCTACTTCACCAGTATCAGATGTTCCAAGAAATGCAAGAATTGGATCTGAATATTATAGAAGATGGCTTGCTAATGAACCTGTAAGACAACCAAATTTTAGAATGCCAGAAAATTCAGTATTTGAAACTGCTGGTAACATGATGCCTATGGAAAGTGGTAGAGCAAATAATTTAAAAGCTGCTTATGAAGGTAGAATTAATGATTTGCGTAATGAAAAAGTTAATAACATGGGTCTTGCTTTAATGGGAGATCCAAATGCTGTTGTATTAGATAGACATATGGCTGCTGTTATGGAAGATCCATCAAAAAATATATTTACTGCTGCGGAAAAAGGAATATTTCCATCTGGAAAACCTTATGCAGACGCTAAAGATATTTTTATTCAGCAAGCACAACAAGCAAATCCTCCATTAAGTCCAAGAGATTTTAGTGCTAATGTATGGACTGGCTATAGAAATAAAGCACAACAAGAAGGAAATGCATTTGGACAAAAAACATCTGGTGCAGGCATTCAAGGTGAATCCAAATCAATTGCAGATACTATGATGGATCAAGTAAAAATTAAAGCTCAAAAACTTGGTATTCCATTTGAAGAAATGGTAAAAAAATTAAAATCTGGTGAAATTAGTTTATTATCATTAATGCCAATTAGTGTTGGTGGCGGCTTATTAGGATCTGATAACAATAAATAAAAAAGGGATAATCACTTATCCCTTTTGTCCATCTCTTTTTTGTGCCAGAACTTGAATTGAGAAAACTTATTCCATTTCTGGTACTCACCTTTAACATAAGGTGTATTTAAAAATTTGCATATTTGTTTAATATGCTCTTCACTTAATAGCGTAGGTTTATATTTAAATTTAGCTGTCAATATTCCCCTTTCCAAAAAGTGTTGCTGCCTGTTCAGATATATCAGTATAATTTTCTGTATCTGAAATAAAACCAGCGTCACCTTCCTCCGCATAATCTCCTTGCACTACAATATTATCACCAGCCCACTTACCAACTAACTCATGATCGTTAAAATCACCACCTCCACGACCATTACTATTAGCAAGTAATAAAAATAATATATCTGCCACTGATCCCTCAAACCCTATTTGCTCAACAAGTTTAAGGCCTTGACCTAACTTGTGTGCGTGTAGGCATTCTTTTTTAGTGACGTTATACACTTGATGATATTGACCCATTACACACTCCTTCCAATTGTAATAATTTCAAGTTTACCAAGATCATGTAAAGCATTAATTATATTTTTTGGTTCATTATAAACATAACGCTTTTTCCATTTACCAATATTAATTGAAATATAAAAAGCAGTATTAAAATAATCAATTTGTGCATTTGATTCGTCATACCATTCACCAGCTTGTTTAATAGTATCTAAAATTTCATTTAAACATTGTTTTGCAATGCCATCAAAATATTTATCTACATGGTAAACATTAACTACATCTACATCAGATCCAAAATCAATATTTCCAGATTTAAGATTTACAACTAATGTTGATTTGTAATAGTTTCTAGCGATCGTGGCCTTAATACCATATTTTTTAAATACAGGTTTTAAAGCTGCTTGAATTTTTGATTTTTTTTCGTTATTGACATAAGCCATGTTGTATTCTCCTAGTGTATTTGTGATTGATTAATAATTCCAGCATCAATAAGATCAGATGCTGTTCGTCCAAACCAGCCTTGCAACTGCCATGCTAGGCCTGTGTCCACTAGGTACTGCCATGCTTCTAGTACTTCTTCTTCTGTGCCTTCTACAAAGCCTTCAGCGAGGCCTACTGCGTCATAACTTGATAAGATAGTCATGTAATTCTCCTTTAGCAAAATTTCTTGATCGCCTGCAAGTGGATTGATAAATCAGCGATATAGTTATTTTATATAATTACAATATAATGTCAACACTTTTTTTAATTATTTTATAAGTCATTGATTCTTATACACAAAGAACTATATTTTGGCCTGTGGTGCATATTGTTACAGTACCGTCTGGAGCTAATATAGTGGTGGAATCAGCAAGTGCCTTTTCAGTTCCCCAGATAGCTAATGCAGCCATAACTATAATAAATATCCAATAAATTTTATTCATCATCAACCCTTCCTAGTATGGCCTCAAGTTCTGGTGGATTTACCACATCAACTTGCCTCATTGTTTCAATAAGTTTATTTTTATACCATTCAGATTTAGCTAAATCTTCTTCTGGCTTGCCTTTGAATGGGTAACGTAAATCATATTTTAATTTACATCCCTTTAAATAACCAATAAACTCTTCACGAGATAAACGACTCTCAATGATGTCTATGGCCTCTATGCCTCCCATATTATAATGCTTTGGGTGATTTACATTATCTACCATATTCTCTCCTATGATTAACTGATAAACGTCCGTAATACGATTTGCCTCTAGCCATAGCAAGTGTTTGTTGTAATGACATTGGCGGAGGCAACTTAATAAGGCCAGCTTCAGTAAGAATCTTTGCCCTATATTTTGTTATATTGCATTTATTAAAAATTTCTTTTTGATAGGTATTCGGATTATTAGCAATGTAATCCATAATCTCTTTAGCTTTTTTTTGATCGTCTAGTATTGTGTACATCTTTATGTTCCAATTCAGATAATATATAACCTACAGTCATCCCTAATACAAATGCCCAAAAATAACATATAACGTATTCAATCATAATCCTATATTGGCCTCCACCATACGCTTTGTAGCGTCTTTAAGGCTCTTAATATTTTTATGTATCTCAACGGTATCCATGTCTTTATTTAATGCTGTAATACGCAGCGTATGAGTTTTAGAGGGCATATCTTTATACCACTGCATATCAACTGGCCTTTGACGTACAATGCATTCCCAAACCACGTCACCATTATGATTAATTTCTTCTATGATCCAAGCATCAGCCATTAATAAAACACCATCCGTCCTATGTGCGTTTTCTTTTTGTGACCAAACCATTCTTTTTTTGGCGGTATTGAGTCATCATGGAAATATAGCGAATTTGCCACCAAGTTTGGGTGTTTATTATAAATAATCGTATCAATAACCAGTAATTTAGTTTCCAAATACGCTTTTTCATCAACTGGATTGTGGGCTTCATCCTGCACAGCGAACTGATTATTAGCATAAACGACAGAGCATACAGAATAACCCCAGCGACCAGAATGCAACCTATTACGAATAACATTAATAACTCCTACTTTTTCCTCTAGCGAACGAGTGTTGACCTCATGATACACTGCTGTTGCATAGCACGCAACATCTAATTCCAAATTATTAATATCCATTATCTTTTCTCACTTATAATTCTCTGGACGTATTGCTGATCGTATCCAGATAAAATTAAACATATGTCTTTAACCACGTTGTCATGTTCGTTAAGCCACCTAATAGCTGATTCACGTTCTGTGCCATATCCTTCTAATGCATCCCTCATGGCCAGTAACAATATAGCATGAAACAATCTAGCGTGTGGTGTTGTTGCTAATTCAGCCCTTATGGACTCCTTAAACTCAAACTTAAACATAGACCTCTTTCATGGTTTTCTTTATATTCCAGATAGCTTGCTGGGTGTATAATCCAACTAATGGCATAAGCCAGAAACCTTAAGGATAATACCATGTGGACAACTCCAGCAGCTACTGAAATGCGTTTTGGCTTTGAAGTAACTATGTACGTAATGAACAAGTAACTCCAATTGGGGATGTCCTAAAATGGGACATCCTCATTGTTTTCTACAGACTTTGCAGCCTCTTTCATTTGCACAGATCCGCTAATAAATTTACCACTAGCACCTTCACGAATCCAGCCACTAATTCTAAATTCAATTCCATCTACATTAGCGTTGCCTGTGTAGTCTGGACGTTTAGGATTGTCACCTTTATCGTTCTTAAACAATACAAAAGTATTGGTATTATCATAATCCGCCATACATTACTCCTTAATAAAAATTGGCTTACGTTTCCATCTTACTGGTTCAACGTCATCATCAAGAGATTTTAAAAACTCTAATGCTAA